CCTCTTTAACATCTGGGAATAAAGGTTGCTCTATATTGGTTTGTTCTATCTGTTGGACAGGCGCACCGTATGCACTATCTAATAATTTTTGGTATGCAGTAGCATCTCCTGTTCTTGCTTTCTTGATTAAAGCTAATGTCATAAGGTCTTCTTGTGACATTGTTTCTATTTCGCTTGTTAAAGGATTCTTTAAGTCTTGTTCTACTGATAGCCATTTCTTTGCTACACAACTTCTGTTCTTACTTCCCTTTGGTCTGCCTTTAGGATTGCCAGACTGTCCTTTCTTATATCTTATTAAGTTTTCTTCGTTTGCCATAATTATCGTATTGGTTCGTTAGTAAATGGATAATCTTCTCTGTATGTATTCCAACCTATGTTATCTCTTTTAGTGCTTTTTAATAAACGAGGATATAAGTATTTGTTTTTTATATGATGGTGTATCCTGCCTCCGTTTTTCTTTTGTTTTTCTGCATATATACAACTTGGAAATTGTATAGGGCAGACCAAAGCTTTGTTTAAAAGTTTGCACTCATTGTATAAGTCAGTAAGTCCTCCTTTTTGTTTAGCGCTCTGTGTCTGTTGCAGTACTAACCCGTCTCCTAAACTGCCTGTAAAAAGACCTTGATTCATAATGCCTACAAACTGGCTTGTATCGTTGTCCTGTAAACCCCTTTCGCCTCTGTATATATATTCAGTTAATACAAAGGTTGTATTCATAACTTTGTTTCTTAATAGCTTTTTATTTACCCCCCCTATAAAGTCTCCTGTTTGAGATATACCAAAAAGCCCTATCTTTCTTTTATACATAAATATTTTTATAGCTTCAAAAGTTTCAAAGATTTCTTCATAGTATGCTTTTCTTTGATACCTGCCTTGATACTTTATTTCGTAGTTGCTTGTATCGTCATCCTGCACCATATAAAACTCTATACCCAATTCTTTTGCCTTATCATAAAACATATTTCTCGCCTGTCCTGCACTTCTTCTGGACATACTCGGTCTATGTACATAGTCATATCTTTCTCGTGCCTCTTGCATATCAAACACGTGTAAATTAAACCCTAATATATTAGAAACTTCTTCGTACTCTGCTTTGTCATCTGCTTCACTATCTATAAATACGTGAATCTTTTTGCAGTTCCATCCAATATTAAGAAAGTATTTTACAGTCTTTAGGTTATTAGGTCTGTGATATGAGGGAATAAATATATCAATCATTACCCCACCCTTGTAATAGTCCGTGTATTCGTAGTATATCATCTTGAATAAATCCATCTATTCCAGTATCGCAAAGAACTAATCTTAATCTTTCAATTACTTTTTGTTCTTCTTCATCTGCATTAAAATAATAGTAGTTCGCAACACTTTCAAAATCTATTCTCAAAAACCTATAAGCAAACAATTTCAATAAATTCTTTTTCTCTTTGCTTAATTTACTCTGCTCAATAAATTCTACTTTCTTAGTAAATAGATTTATATTAATACAATCTTTTAAGTTTATGTTAGGCACTTCCTTTGGCTTGTAATATATATCCTCAAATTCTAATTTAGAAAGCTTCTCTGTTTCTGTTTGGATAGGCAAATCTAAACCCCAGTCTTCAAGCTTTTCTACTTCCCACTCGTTAGCTAAATCATTCCAATCCCATTCTCCAAAACCTACATTGTCCTTAATGATAAATTCTCTTTGTTGTTTCTCTGTAAGTTTATCTGCTTGTAATATGTAAACTTCTTTTAATCCAGCCTCTTGACAGGCTCTTAATCTCATATTGCCACCGAGTACAATATTGTCTTTGTCAACTACTATTGGTCTTATTTCTAACATCTCTGGGAACTCCTTAACTGACTTAACAAGCTTCTTGAACTTATCGTCTTTAATTAGTCTTGGGTTGTTAGGGTTATTCTTTATCTTGCCTATCTTTACTTTCTCTGTTTTCATTTGTTATTGTTATGTGATTCGTGTTTTCATAGTGTACCTCAACATCTGCTCCAGAATCTAAAAACCTTGCTTGTATTTCTTTAATTCTTTTCTTGTGCCTTATTGGATGCCCTACTATTTTAATCATTATAGGCTTCGTGAACTTTACGCATCTTGTTTACTATATCTCTAATGCAAGATTTACAATTAGTATCTCCTTGCTTTGCGTTAAATACCCTGTTGTATATTTCAAATAGTTTTCTTTTGCCACTTGGTCTATATGTCCCTCCTTGATTAAAGAAGTCTGTAAGCCATTCATATTCGGTTTCTGTTAGGCAGTTCGTCTTTCTGTACCTCCACACCTTATTTAAAGCCTCCTTACGTTCATCACATCCACAATCTTCACCAGCCAACCATTTAACCATTTTTTTTATTCCTGTGGCTTCTGTTATCTTTTCAATGGTGTCGCCTAAACCTTCACTCTCCTGGTCGGCTTTCCATTCTTTGTATTCTTTAGTTCTTTTATCTAAAGATTTATAGTATTCCGTGTTTTTCTCCATAGCTATATTTTTTCGTAATCTTCATTAATATAATCTTCGTAATCTTCTGCCAGGCTTTCTCTTAATCTTTCCTTGCAGTATTTAATTGTTCTAAAGATGCTCACATATCCAATACCTGTTTCGTCTGATGCCTCTCTAAAACTCCATTCATTTTTTCTGTAGTGCTTGAACAACATCTCATCATACCAATGCCAGTTACTTGTTTCTTTGTCAATTTTAGCCTCTAAAAGATATTGTCCATCATTTCTACTGATATAATCATACTCAATAGACTGCTCTTTAATTTCGTTTATATCCACCTTTTGATGTTTTTGCCTTTCAATACACAAGCTTTTAAATATGTTTCTTAATGTCCAGAATATATACGGCTTATTTACCGTGCCATCTTCTTTAATTATTTTGTTTACATCTCCATATTTATGCAACCGTAAATACATTTCCTGTACAATGTCTTCGGCATACAAATCTTCGCCATAACTCTTTACTATCTTTAAGTAGTCAGCGTGAAACTTTGCAACCTCTTTTAGCCAGTTCATTGATTAGATATTAAACAAATGTAGTGATTATTTTTTAACACTATCAAGACGAAGTTTTAAACAAATAGTTGTGAATAAAAAAAAGCCTCCATTTCTGAAGGCTCTCTTTTTGTTTGTGTTGTTTACAGTTTTATCGGTTTAATTCAATTAACAAACGGTCAGCGTAATACTTTAATTCATTTACATTGTGATTAGTATTGCCTTCACATTCAACTGTTGAAATACAATCTTGAACAATTCTTTTATATTCTAAAATTTTTCTGTCCTGTGCATTTTCAATCAATGTTAAATCTTCATCCCATTTAACAATTTCCATATTGTTGTTAATCCAAGTAATTTTTTCTTCTAAAGTTTGTTTTAAATATTCCATTTTTTTAAGTGTTTTATTAATTTGTTAATACAAATATATAAATATTATTTCATTCACCAAACTTTTTTGCATTTTTTTTAAAATAAAAAAGCCACTCGTGAGAATGGCTTCCTTAACAAATTAATCGCTACTTAAAAAGGTAGGTCATCAGATTGTGACCTCATAGCTTCTTTTGCCTTGTTATCGGCTTGTGTTCCACCTTGCTCTACTTCTGCTTGATAAGGTGCGCTAAACTTTGCGCTAAAATACTTTACTCCACTTTTAGATTCGTTTAGCCAGAGGGCTACTTCTTTCTCTACTCCATCAATAAGGGCTTTACCTTTGTAATCTGGTTGTGTTTCTGTTTTTTTGTAATCGTTTTTAAAGATTGCTCCTGTGTTGTTTTTCTGTTCCATAACTTATTTATTTATTAATTTATTTAATATGTACTCGCTTATTTTCATTTGATTTTTTTTAGCCAGTTTCTTGATTATTAATTTTTCTCTTCTTGTGGTTCTTATTGTTATAAGTTCACTCTTTGATTCGTTTACTGATAATTTACGTCTGCCCATTTATTAGTGTTTTATAATATTCTCTGCATTCTTTTACCCTGTCGTAGATAGCTTTAATTACATCCTTGTCATATCTTACTTCAAACGTCTTGATTCGTTTTTCTGCTGGTATATGGTCAAAGTTGTGCTTTGCTTCTACTTCTGCTCTTAACTTTTCATCATCAATTTTGTTTGCCGATAAATGCGCATAGTACACTTCGTTATTAACGATTTGATAAGGTGTATTGATTAAACAATATGCAAGAACTGATTTACGTTTGTTACATAAAGCCATATAGCCCTGTAATTGATAAAAATAGTCTTTCTTTGGTATTTCTTCTTCAAAGAACGGAAAAGTAGTTGCGTCATAACTTGACTTCACGTCTAAAAGTATATTGTCCGTGTTTACGTCTGGTGTGCCTGTCAAGTAATCATTGTTAAAATGTTCTTCGTTTTTATACATCAATCCAAAATCTAATACTTCTTGTGCTAATGAAATACTTTCATCTTCTACAAGGTTGCCTTTGTCGGTGTAACGGCTTGAAAATTCTTTCTTGATTCCGTACATTTCTTCTATTGCAAGTTCCTGTAAATAGGTCTTGCAAGTCTTACTCAATACTTCGGACTTGCTTCTGCTATTGGTCATTATTTTACCCAATGCACTACATCTAATCTTTAGCATATTATAGTTGTTTGAGTTGTGCTGATGTTAATGCCCATTCGTTTTTTAGACGTTCCAGAGTGTATCTCTTGTCATCAATAGCAACTAAAGCTTCTTTGAATCTGTCGTTTGACATCTTCGGCTTTGACGTTTGTTTATCGTGCTTATTAGTAGCATCACTATCTTTAGTGTCATCTATCAAAAATAAGCCGTTTAAAGCATACTTCCGAGCATAACTACTGCTACTTCCAAATGCCTGTGCTATATCCATACCTTTGCGATTTGGGTCAATTCCAGCTTGTGCCTTTACTATCTGCACCTTGTCGCCATCTGTAATCATAGCAGTTGCTTCTGCATACATATATCCAGCAGCTTCTTTAACCTCATCAGATAGACTTAATACCAGGCCATTTAAGTGAGGCTTAACGGCTAACATAATGTCCTCACAGGAACGATA